ATGCTGATCCACACGTTTACGATTATATCACCAAACAATGTCCTTCGATGACGCCGGGAATGCTGAACACGTTGGAGCGCATCGGACGCGGGCAGATCATCCCGGCGCTGGCGATGGACAATTCGCCTGGATCGCGGAAGTTGAAGAGCTTGCCGATTTCGCTTCAGCAACGATTCGAGACGGAACCAATCCCGCTCATCGTCATGAGGAATGATGAGCCGGATGTTCTCCTAGTGAAGAGGGAGGACATGACCGCAGCGCAGGCCAACCAGGCGTTTCGTAATGGCAGGCTATCTACCGAGGGTGAACAACGCGCTTGGATCGAGGACTACAAGATGAAGGCGCAAACGGCGAAACCAGCGGGATCGGAGGCAGCTTCATGGGAGATCCGCGGCAAGGTGCTGGTCGTCGGCAACGTTCGATTCAGTCAGAAACAACTTCTCTCGTTCGCCGCACAAATGGCGTGAGGTCAATGGGATTCTCTGGAATAATTTTAAGCAAAATCGTCAAGCGTAATGCAAGCACCAATATGACGGAGGGAGACGCAGGGGCACGAAGGGGGCAGGAAGGGGGCAGGAAGGGGGCAGGAAGGGGGCAGGAAGGGGGCAGGAAGGGGCCTACAAACCAATTTGGCGGGTTCTCTTTGAGAAGCGTCACAAATGCTCCCCCTCCCCCCTTCCCGCTAGGCCTTTACCTCCCCCCCCATTAAGGAATCTTTTTAATGACAGGAGAGAGGCAGGTTTGGGGCGCGTGCCTTGACCGTGTGCGGAAAAAATTTTCAACTTGTAAACGCAACAAAAATCAAACTAGATCCAGCCAGAAATGAAAATCGAACAAATCAAAACAGCCGATCTGATTCCGTATGCGCGAAATTCCCGAAGCCATTCCGAAGCCCAAGTCGCGCAGATCGCAGGATCCATCCGCGAGTTTGGATTCACCAACCCCATCTTGATCGACGCCGACAATGGGATTATTGCCGGTCACGGTCGAGTCATGGCGGCGGGCAAGCTCGACATGGAAAAGGTGCCGTGCATCCGGCTGACGCACCTGACCGACACCCAGCGCCGGGCCTACATCATCGCCGACAATAAGCTCGCCCTGAATGCCGGGTGGGATGAGGAGATGCTTGGGCTTGAGTTGGCAGACTTGCGAGAATTGGATTTTAATTTTGATTTGCTTGGGTTTGATAATTCAGAAATGGAAGAACAGTTGAATCCAGAAAACAAAAAAACCACTGATGACATTAAAATCAATTCTTGTTTTGAAGTAATTGCAGAATGCGAGCATGAAGAAGAACAGCAAATGGTTTACAATATACTTACTGAAAAACAAATTAAATGCAGAATCTACACATTGTAAGAGAAACAAAAATTGAAAAATCATTTCGAGTTTCTCAAATTTGCGGAATGTTTGATTTTGACCAAACAACAATTCGTGAAGAATGGAATTCAAATTTGCCTATAAATGAAAAAAAATGGGGAATTGGTTTAATAGTTGGTTCTTCAGGTTCCGGGAAAACAACTTTAGCTCGTGAAGCTTTCAAACATTTTAAATTTCACGAAGGTTATAAATGGGACTCAGCAAAATCGGTAGCTGACGGTTTTCCTGATGAATTTACCGTGAAGCAAATTATTTCCGCTTTTAATTCGGTTGGATTTAGTTCTCCTCCACATTGGTTAAAACCTTTTTTTCATTTAAGCAACGGTCAAAAATTTAGGGTTGAATTAGCTCGATGTATTTTAACCGAAAAAACCGGTGTGGTTTTTGATGAGTTTACATCAGTCGTTGATCGAGACGTTGCAAAAATAGGTTGCGCCGCTATTTCAAAATTTATCAGAAGGAATGAAAGCCCTCCGTTCGTCGCGGTTTCTTGTCATTATGACATCATTGACTGGCTTGATCCAGATTGGGTGTTTGATGTCAACTTGCAGCGATTTGAATGGAGGGAGCGAAGGCGATTCCCTAAAATCATCATCAACATTGAAAAAACAGATAGAAAAACATGGGACCTATTTAGGAAATATCACTATTTAGATCATAATTTAAGCAATGCTGCTCAATGCTATTTAGCAACTTGGGAAGAAAAGCCAGTTGGTTTTTGTTCCGTAATTCATTTTCCTCATCCAAGTTCTAGAGTTTTGAAAAGAGAACATCGCACCGTGGTGCTTCCGGATTTTCAAGGAATTGGAATTGGAAATCGTTTATCTGAATTTGTGGCTAAAGTTTACATAAAGCTTGGATATCGCTTTATAAGCACAACTTCTGCGCCCAGTATGATTAAATATCGTAGCAATTCAAAAAATTGGAAATGTCATCGTTTTGGCAGAGTTGCAATGCCAAAAACGGGCATTCAAAGCAAAGACAAATCTATATCCATAAAAAGAATCACGGGAGGATTTGAATACGTCGGACCATGAGCGCAAAGAAAGAACCAGATCGTCAACACGGAATTTCTGCCGACATAGCGGAAAAGATCCGCAACGCCAACCTCGCCAACCTTATCAAAAAGGTGAAGAGCGGCAAGACACTGACAGCGGCAGAAATAAAGTTGATCGACGAAGCTGAAAGCCAAACGGTAAGAAAAACATCCGCCACGCCAAAAATACCGGATATTGCGCAGTCAATGTCACAGGCAGCATCCATCTGGGGCATCCCCAAAAACATCCTGCGGGTCGCGAAGGCGTCGGGCTGCCCGGCGTTTGTCGAGCACAGGATCCACCGGGATGCGCTCCTGAAATGGCTGGATGAAAACCCGGACACCGCGACGAAGGGCGAAACCATTTCCGACGCCTCCGAGCTGAAGCGGCAAAAGTTGCAAGCCGAGGTGGAGTTGCTCCGCGTCAAAATCGACATGCAAAAGCGCACGCTGATATCGATGGACGAAGCTCGCTTCGAGTGGTCCCGATCCTTGGCTATTGGTCAGGAGGAGGCAAAGAACCTCATGGAGTCAGACGTTTATCGAGTGTTCTGCGAGCGGTGGAAATCGCGATGCGGGGAGGTTCTTCCGACATGACCCCGCGCCAAATCCTCGCTGACCTCATCGTCATTCCACACTCCGGCGATCTTGTCGAGTGGGCGGATGGCAAGCTGAAGCTGCCCTATTCAGTCCGCTATCCAGTTTTCATGGCCGGGGAATCGCCGTGGCTGCTCGAGCCGATGCGAGCCATGTCAGACCCGAAAATTCGGCGCGTGGACTTTCGCGCTCCCGCAGGCGCCGCCAAGTCGCTCGTGGGCGAAATCCACATCGCGCATTCAATCGTTGAGACGCACGGCCTTTACTATTACGTATGGCAATCCGATGACGACGCGAAGGACGCGATGGAAGATCGGATCATGCCGATGATCGAGGCCAACGATTTCCTTTCGCAGCGATTGCCAGCCGACAAAGACAAGGTGCGCAGGCAGAAAATTGTTTTCCCCGGGCTGTCATTCTATTGCATTTCGGCGAAACCATCGAAGGCAAACTCAAAGCGAGTCAAAACCCTCGTCATGGAGGAACCTCACCTTTACGATCCGGGCATGATGAAAGCATTTGAGGACCGCGTGACCGGCGTGAAAGGTTACAAAATCCTGACGCTATCCACCGGCTCGGTCCTTGAGGATGAATCAGACCTCGCGTATTGCGACGGATCATGCGAGGAGTGGCAGGTTCCGTGTCCGCACTGTCATCAGTTCCAGACCATGACCGATGCACGGGACCGCCTGCGCGCGCAAATCGATGGTGAGACACTGAGCGAAAGCGGCGAATACGATTGGAAGAAGCTCGCGGCAACCGTTCGTTACAACTGCGAGCACTGCGGGCTGGACTGGCCAACGGATCGGAAGTTCCGGCACGAGCAATCCAAGCTCGGCCGCTACATCGCGACAAACCCCAATGCATCGGAAGACCATCGGAGCTTCCACCTTGAGGCGGTTTCTATCCACTACGATGGATTTGAACTAGCGACGACGCTTATAAAAAAGCTGAAAGCCGTGGCCGCTTACAAACGGGGCGCAATTCAGCCGTTCATGAACTACATGCAGAAAACGCGGGCGATGGCGTGGGATGAATCACCAACATCGAGCGACGACGCCGCCGCCTTTGACCGCATGAAGGGTGAATATTTCAAAAAAGATCCGCACGAATTCGAGATTGCCCGGTTCCTGACGATCGACAACCAAGCCGGAAAAGCAAGCCAAGGACAAGGCGCGCACCGATGGTTCGTCTGCCGGTCACTCGGGCCGACGGAATGCAGGCTAGTCGACGAAGGCCGGATTACATCATGGGAGGAACTGGAAGAGAAACGGATCGAACTGGGCGTGGAACCCGGGCGCACTCTCGTTGACATCGCCTTTGATACCGTGGCGGTGCAAGCCGTCTGCGTCCGCTATGGCTGGCAAGGCCTATGGGGAGACAGCACGGGCAAAAAGTCATTTCCTCATCACGAAACGGTCATGATTCAAAACCAGCCGCAGCGAGTGGTTCGACACTATCCGTTTTCGTCCGTTAACATCGGTCACGTCGGGATCGGCAAGTCCGGCGTTCGCAGGCAGGCGCGCTACTTCTTCTGGTGCCAACATCCGATCAAAAACATGTGGCATCGTCTTAAATCCGGCATGACCCCACTTTACCGGTGGACCGTGGCGCAGGACGTGAGCGACGAATACAAAGCGCAAACGAACGTCGAGTTCAAGAAAATGCAGACCGACAGGAACGGCAAAAAGTCGTGGCAATGGTTCACGCAATCGAAGAAGGACAATCACCTAACGGACTGCGATCAAATGTGCCTCGTCGGCGCTCTCATGGATTCAAGGCTGCGGGAAATCCTCTGGAGCGGTGGCGGCGAAGAAACGCCGGTGACCGAGGTCCAAGAAACGAAATGAAGAGTTGCGGGAGCCGGACTCGAACCGGCGACCTCCTGATTATGAGTCAGACGTTCTACCAACTGAACTATCCCGCGATTGATTAGAAAATGACCCGCGCATCCATCTTTGCATTCGTCGTGTTCGCATTCGTGACGATCACGAACCGGATGAACTCGTGCAAATCGGCAAGCGTGACGAGGGTTAGCGTGTTCGCTGTTAGCGTGGCCGTTCCCTCGGTGGTATCCGTAAAGTTTACCAAATCCGTCGTGGATTGGATTTTGTAGGTGATCGTCTTATCGGAAAAAAGCCGGAGCATGCACTTATCGCCGCCGATGGCAACCGAGGGACTGGTGCCGGTCATGAGCGCCGGGAGAGTATCAGTCAGATGATCCTCGGTCGAGAAGGTCAGGGGATTTGCCGAGCTGGTAATACCTGCCGCGAATGAGAACAGCGCCAGGCCGTCGATTCCGCCGAGAGGCACCCGCTTTGCAAAGTTCGATGCTGACTCAGTAAAGGTCCACTCAAGCTGCCGGTCGCAAGCGATCCTGTCCGTCGTCGTGACAACCGAAGTGGAAACCGTCGCCAACAGGTAGGGATTCGCGAGCGTTCCGGCAAAGTATTCAGTTCCCGGAGTTCCATCGGCATTCAGCGCCGCTTTGAGATTTGCCGCGCAATCCGCGACCGACGCGCCAATTTTCACATCGTAGGCAGCGGCTAAGGTGTTTTTAAATCTATACGCCTGAGTGGATCCGACAAGGCCGAGGGTCAGCGTGGCACCATCCGCCGGGATGACGTCCACCCGGATGTCGCCGATTGCGGCAGTGCCCGACGCGAACGCGGTGACCGATCCTGCGGGAGCGGAAGCAAGAATCGCCTGCGTGATGGCAGTAAACGAGGCGCTGGTCTGCACCTCGATTTTGCCGGTCAAGGTCTTTGCGGATGAACCGGGAGCGGCGCTGATCGTGCCGAAGACGGTGGCACTCATCGTGTCGGCCGTCGAGGTCGAGCGCAAGACGATGGGCGTGGCGGAGACAGGCTGGGAAGCGAGCTGATTTGTGGCGACTGTCGTAAAAATGACGTTGGACATGCCCGAGACATAGCGAAAAAAAAATAGCTTTCAAGTGAAATTAACTCTTGCCAAGAATCTTGGGCTAGGCTAATTGTCCCGCATGTGGGGCTACCCAAACGATTCGGAAGAACGGTTCTTCTGTCAGAATTTCATTTCTGACGGAGGAGCCGTTTCCTTTTCGCTCTTGTCGAGAGGCTGCTTTTAATGGCAGACATTAACGCGCTGGTCGGGCTGGAATCTGCCGACCTCATCGAAATCCGGGACGCCTGCAAGGCCGCCATTGTGGCTGGTGCCGTTCGCGGGATTTCATACACCATCGCGGGCCGGTCGTTCTCATTCCCGTCCCTAGCGGACTGCCAAAGCACGCTCGCCGCCGCTGTTTATGCCCTCGGGATTTTGAATGGCACTAGGTCCACTAACGTGCGGGCCAATTTTAACCCTAGCGTTGGGAGGGGCACGCGATGAAATCCGACCTCAAGCTCGGCGTGCTCGACAGCATGATTTGCGCGATTTCGCCAGAGCGAGGGCTGAAGCGCCTTGCCGCTCGCCGCGTGCTGCACCAGTTCCGCTACGACGGCGCCATCGCCGACAGCCGCCGGGGAACTGCCCCGCAGAACATGTCGCCAAACTCGTTCGATGTGCAGCGCGATCGCCTGCAACTCATGCGCGAGGCCGAGGACATGGAGCGAAATTTTGCGCCGGCCAAGATGTTGAACCGCAAATTCGCGAGCTACGTCACGCCGAATAGCTACCATGCGCAGACCGGGGACACCGTGCTCGACAAGGAGATTGAGGAGTATCTCATCGAGGATGCTTTCCTAAATTGCGACATCACCCGCCGGTATGATTTCTACCGAATGCTGGAGTTCGCAGTCCTTGGATGCAATCGCGGCGGGGATTACGGGTTTGCATTCCAACGCCCAGGGTCGCACCCGGACATGTCCGAGGATGAGCTAGTTCAGCTTCCATTCCGCATTCAGGCCATCGAGCCGGACCGCATCGGTGGCATTTACCAAAACGTCGTTTCCAACGATTACGTCTCCGGGCTGAACATCGGCGAGCATGGCCAAATTGATTCGTTCCGCGTGTTTCACCGGTCGATGACGACAAATACATACGACAATCCCATCGATGTCCCTGCGGCCGATTTCGTCCACCTGACGGACCCAATGCGGATCGACCAATATCGGGGCGTGTCGATCCTTGCGACCGCCATCCAGAACTTGCGGGATCTTTACGAGATGATTGATTTCGTGAAGGGCAAAGCCAAGCTGGCCAGCGCGCTGACGGTTTTCACAAACTCAAATGGTGCATTGGCAGGCAGCAGCGCGATGGATGCATACGCTACGAACCTTTTCCCCGGCGATGCCACCGGCCTTCAGCAGGATATCCAATTCGGCCAAATCAACCACCTAGCCGCCGGGACCGACATAAAGTTCCCCGCCAGCTCATCGCCATCGAGCGAAGAGCAATGGTTGATGACCCAGCTCCTAAAGTTCGTGGCCATGAGTTACGATCTGCCCTACTCGTTCGCGCTCGATGCGTCCGCCCTCGGTGGCGTTTCCAGCCGCTTGGAATCTGAGATGGCGAAGGCAACCTTCGAGCGTTTCCAGCTAGTTCTCGCACCGCACGCGAACAGGATAAAAAACGCCATGCTTTTCGACGCAACGGCAAAGGGCATTTTCCCAGCCTCAAAACTCTCGATCATCCATCGGGGCCGCTGGGGCTATCGTCCGCATCCGCAGCCGGACCTCGGCAGGGAAGCCAGCGCCGCCGTGAACCTTTATCAAAACGGCCTGCTCGATCCAATGAAACACTGGGTTGATAATGGGCAAGACCCAGAATCGGTGGCGACATCGATGGCGCGCTGGGCACTCATTAAAAAGGCGACCGCAGAAAAGGCCGGGCTGGAAATCTTCGACATCTTCGGCAGCGGACCGACGACCCCAACCGCTACTTCGGAAAGCACCTCGATTGCCGAAGAGGCAACGAAGGAATTTTCGGCTCGCAAAGAATATCGCGAGTCCGACAAATCCATCGATTCCCAGATCGACGAAGAGCGCGACAACGTGGAATTCGGCACTGATTGGGTGGCAGATATCAGGGAGGGAATTGCTGACCTTGCCAACGGCGAAAACCCGGAAACGTTGCAACGCCTGCGCGTGGAATTGGACAAAGCCAACGCTTATCTAAAGAAGCATCAAGATGTCCTCGATAAGTTGCAAGACCGCCGCCAACGCCGTGACAAGGAGAAGCCGAAGAAGCCAGTTGCGGACCGTGAGTCGAAGGAAACCCGCGCCAAAAAAATCAATGATCGCCACGCATTAACCGAAGCGCTTAAAGCGAGCGGCAAAGGTGAAGCGGAAGCATACGCGATTGCATACGCAATCATTGAAAAAGGTCAGTTTGACAAGAGCAAGCTGCCTTCCGACATCAAAGAGAAGTATTTCTCTTCTAAGTGTTTTAAATCAAATGTTCCATTTGATGAATCAAAACACAAACGCGCTGATGATGGAAAATTTGGACCCGGAGGAAACAAATCATCATCTGGCAGAAGTCAGCGTGCATCTATAGGAAATCTTGTTGCAGCGACTCGTGAAGGTTCTGGCAAAGAATCAAAAATTACAATTGAAGGCAAACCAGCCCCAGATTTCATTAAGCCCGGAATGATTCCGCCCGCGTATTCTTACAACATTCGTCTGGCAACCGATAAAAATTCGGACGTTTGGGCTATTAGCGAAGACGAAAAAGGAAACACCAAGCGTGTTTATAATCCAGAATTTGAAAAGCGAAATGCCGCGATTAAATGGGCAAGGACTAACGAAGGAGTTGGAAAAATTGACGCCATTCGCTCACAGATCCAAAACGACCGCAATCAAGGCAAAAACAAGGAGCAGGCAGATGCTGCATGGTTAATGTCCGCGCAGGCAACTCGACCCGGAAGTGAAGAAGACACCAAAGGTAACAAATCGCTTTGGGCAAAACCCGTATCAACTAATAATTTCACGCTTACTCCACAATCAAAGGGCCCTCCAAAAGTTACACTTAATGTAGGCGATTCCAAAATCACCATTCGTGATGAAGGGGCAAGGGCAGAAATTGCCAACCGCATTGAGCGCGGAGAAAGTATGGGAGACGCTGGATATTGGCTGAAATCCCACGGAGCCACCACGCTAGAAGGTCGTCACATCATTGAAAGCCCGGATGGAAGAGCAAACCTCCGGTTCATGGGAAAAGAAGGTGTTTGGCACGATCACAAGGTTTCTGATTCAAACCTTTCCGCAATGCTGCTGGAACGAAAAGCAAAGTCAGGCGATACAGGGAAAATTTTCAATACCGATTATGACAAAGTTTCTAAATACGTGGGCACGCTCGGCGGCGGAGGTTTTTCCCCCAAAGACATGCGAACAATTCGCGCCAACGAATTGGCCACAAATCTAATTGGCGGAGCAATCAACGTAAATGGGGAAGATGAACGAAAAGCCATAATCAAGGACATCGCCATTAAGGTTTCCCGTGTCCTTGGCAACCGACCTCAACAGGCTTTGGAAAGCTACATCAACCCGATAATTTTTGATGCAATCAAATTGAAAAAATCCGCATGAAAATAACAGGACTACCAATTAACGTGTCTTTTGGGGAAAGCGATGGCCCTGATTGGAGAAAAAATGCTTCAGCGCCTTCACCGCATGATGAGGCAGAGGATTCCGAAGATGCCGAAGAGGATTATAAAAATGCTGTAGCATCAACTTTGGGATTTGATCCTTCAGAGCTTTTCAAAGACGAAAAGCATTTCTCCGCCAACCAAAACGAAGTTCATTTCGCAAAGGTCAGCGAGCGCGGCGCAATCGTCGCGTCTGAAAAAGCGCCGAAGGCCACGAAATAATGAAAGCCCCCCAATACATTATCGACGCGGCAGAACGCGGGCTGGAGTTACTCCGGGAAGGCAAGGGCGGGGATGGCCTTACCGAAGGCACGAAGGACGCGGCGCGCAAAATGGCCGATGGCGAAGTGAGCGAAGAGAAGATCGTCAAGGCCAGTGCTTGGCACGCCAGGCACAAAGTTGACTTGGATTCGCCTAACAATAGCAACCCGCAGGACAAGGACTATCCAGCCGCTGGCGCAGTGGCGCACTTCTTGTGGGGCATCAATCCGCTCGATCCGCAACCGGCCAGAGATTGGTTTGATCGGCAATCCGAGAAGATACAAAACGAAAAATCTTTCGCTATGGGAACTTCCAAAAAGCACTACTTCACAGCACTCGAAACCGAGCAAATCGACTTTGAGAACGGAATCATCCGATCCGTTTCACTCATGGAAATGGGCGATGCGAAAGGCCATTTCGACAAGAAAGGTCGGCAGGTCATCATCGACACCGTCACGCTCCAACAGGTCTTCAACGCCTGCAACAAGCTAGGCTCGATCAAGGTCAAGGCCGATCACGGGAGCGGCATTTTCGAGATCGTTGGATGGGCCGACAACTTCTCGCTCAAGGCCGACAAGGTTTGCGCCGACGTTCACATCTATGAGTCGGAGCCTAACCGCAAACGCTTGTTTGAAATCGCAGAGAAGAATCCGACTCACATGGGCGTCAGCATGGAATTCACCGGCGAAGACAAGCCATCGGGAGCTACCAGCATGTCCCGTTGCGATGCCGTTTACGCCGCCGCGCTCGTCGATGACCCCGCCGCCAACAGCTCACTTTTTTCCGTTCCAGCAACAAAAGCGGAACAATACCTAGAAGAACAAACCAACACCAATAACAAAATGGAATCAGAAACTGACGACGTTAAAAAAGACCCAACCATCGCTGACCTTATGGCAAAATATGAGGAGCTTGGGAAGCGCATGTCTGCGCTCGAAATGCCTATCGAAAAGATGGAAATCGAGATCGAGCAAGACGATGAAGAGCCAGCTCTCGAAATGAAGGAGTGCGAGGAAAAAACCAAATCCGAAGAAAAGGAAGAGGACAAAAAAATCGAGATGGCCGCTAAGCTCGGGGCCGAATCCGCAATTAAATTGTTCGCTGCAAAACTCGGAATCACCAACCTCGGTAAAGCCGGACCGCTTAACTCGAATGCCAAAGAAAAGCATTTTGAAGAGCACGTCGCAGACTTGGCCGTGAAGGAATTTTCCGGCGACCAAGGCAAAGCCCGCACCGCGATTCTGACAAACACAGGGAAATACAACGATGCGTGGAATGCTTACAAAGCGGCCCGCCTCGTGAAGACCGCATAAAAATCAAACCAACAAAAAAAGAACCAAAATCATGGCCAGTCAAAACGACAACGGATTCAAATCCTTCATCGCATCGGGCGCGGTTTCCGCGTATCGCATCGTCGATGTGCTTTCCGACGGAAGCATCACCGCCGCAACTAACAACACAAAAGGAATCGGCGTCACCCAAGAGGACGTTGCCGATGCTAACTACGGAAATGTCAAACTCTGGAGCGCCCCCGGCAGCTTCATGGTGGCCGCGTCTGGATCCGCCATCACGGCAGCGACCAGTTACGGAACGATCACCGGCGGATTCGTCGGCGTGGTCACGACCTCGCGCTACGAAGCGCTTGTTTCGGCAGTCGCATCCAACGGAATCGTCACCGAATTTGTGCAAGTCTAACCCTAAAAATTCAGAACCTAACTAACTACAACGATGCCTTATACCAACGCACAAGCAACTCCTCGGAGCGATATTGCCGCCCTCGTCATGCAGGCGAACGCGGACTTCAACAAAATGTTCATCGGCGATTTGATCCTTCCCGTTAAGGGCGAGGATGTGAAACGCGGAATCTACATGAAGGCGAAGCTCGCCAATGCCGAACTGATGAACGGCGATGCTAAGCCCCGCGCAAACGGTGCCGCATACGACCGCATCAATCGCGCATACGATGTGGACCAATACGACGCCATTGAGTACGGCCTTGAAGCCGTTATCGATGATGCCTATGAGGCCGAAGTCGAGCGCTTCATGAACCTGGAAGCTACCGAAGCCATGCTCCTTGAGCGTTCGCTTCGTATTTCCTACGAGGTTCGTGTGGCCGCCGCCGTGATGAACTCCAGCACGTTCACCGCTACCGCTGCCGCTGTCGCTTACACCGAGGCCAACCTCGCAACGATCAACCTTCCTGCCGATGTCGCCGCCGCCAAGCTGCGCCTCCTGAAGAAGGGCATCGTTCCGAACGCCATCATCATGTCTGCAAACGTGTTCAATCGCATTCAGCGTTCGACACTTATGCAGAACCAGATCTTCGGTGTCGTGCCGAAGTCGGCTGGCCAGTTCACTCTTCCGGGTGAAGACGACGTTGCCCGCGCTCTCGGCGTGGACAAATTGTATGTCGCCAAGGCCGCGAAGAATGGCAATGCAAAGGGTCAAACCTTTTCGGGATCGTTCATCTTTCCCGACACGCACGTCAATGTCTGCCAGGTCATGGGTGGCGAGTATCAATCCGGCGGAATCGGACGGACAATCCAGTGGTCTAAAGACACCACAGGACTTTTCACCCCCGAGACCTACCGTTCGGATGAGCGCCGCTCCAACATCATCCGCGTTCGCCAGCACGTCGCGGAGAAGATCGTAGACGAAACCGCCGGTGAGCTTATCACCACTAGCTTCGCCTAATAGCTAACACCGGAAACCCCGCAGAGTTCGACCCTCTGCGGGGAATCCACCCCATGAAATACCCCATGAATACACCTCAAATCGTTTGGCTGTCGATCCAATCCCTTGGAATCCTAGGATCGTTTTATCAACTCGGAAAAGACAAGAAGGGCACCGATTGCACAGCCAGAATCACCTTCGTTCTCATCAATAATTCCATCCTGTATTGGGGAGGATTTTTCTCATGAAGATCGTTCTTTCATGCATCATCGGAAATGAGGAGAAAGTCATCGAGCGTTTCATCCGCTCGTTCGCTCCCGCTGTCGATTCGTTCGTTCTCGTTTCCGCTACTGGAACCGCCGGGACCGATCTTTCGCTGCAAACTGCGACCCTCATTTGCGAGGAGTTGAAAAAACCGCTTTACCAAACCCGCTACGTCAACGCCGACGATTTGCCGCATGTCGATAACTTCGGGGCCGCTCGCCAAAAGGCGTGGGAGATCGCCAATGGATGCGCCCGCGAAGAGGATTTCATCATGTGGGCAGACGCAGATGACATCCTCGCCGAAGGTGCCGCAGAAGCGATCCGTGCCGCCGCAGAAGATGGCAAGCACGATGTCTATCTCATTCCCTACCATGTCCGGGGCGACAAGCAGATCGTCATGCGCGAACGTATGGTTCGCGCCCGCATCGGATCCAAATGGCAATTCCCGATCCACGAGCAGCTATCGTTCCAGACGCCAGCAACCTATCGCATCCTCCGGGACGCAGCATTTATTCACGCGCCATCGTCGGACAAATCCGGCGGCCATGAGCGCAATCTGGCCATCCTGAATTCGGCCACGGCGGAAACCTCGCGCAACTTCTTCTATTTGGCGCAGGAATACTTCCAGCGCGGGAAAGAAAAGCAGTTCAAGCAAATGGCAACCGTTGCCCTCGCCTGCCCGGACCTCGGGGAGATCGAGCGATATGAGCTTCTCCTGCAACAGGCGCAGACGCCCGGCATGGATTCCCGCAGGCTGGCCGCAGAGGCATTCGCCATCATGCCAGATCGGCGCGAAGCCCTGGCGCTTCTCGTTAGCTATTGCCTCATGGATGGCGACAACGTCAAGGCGTTGCGTCTGGCCGAAATTATGATCCAGACGGACAAGCCGACCCGTTCATACTGGAGCCAGAATAACGAATGGTATGGCTGGAAAGGCGCAGAGCTTTACCGGCAATGCCTGCGGTTGAACGGCAAGGAAAAGGAAGCGGATATTGAGTTTGACCTCGGGATGACAAGCCCGTTTGAGGTGCCGCAATTTTCCATCATCCACGCCACGCTCGACCGGCCTGAGCAAGCGCTTGCCATCCGCGAGATGTGGCTTTCCCGCGCCAGCCGTCCAGAAAATGTCGAATACGTTTTCGGCGTTCATGCGTTCGATGAGAAAAGCGTTAAGATGCTGTCAGGATTCAAGCACTCGGTGACCGATCAGAAAGGGCCAGGCTGGAACTACGACGTTGCCGCCGGCATCTCAACCGGCCAAATAATCATCCAGGCACAGGACGATTGCTACCCGCCGCAAGGCTGGGACGATTCACTTTTGCTTCTCATCGAGGACACGACAAAGCCCGTATTCATCGCCGTTAATGATGGTCATCGGACGGATCGCCTAAGCGTCAATACCATCATGACCCGCGCCTACATGGAGCGGAAAGCTAAGCGAGACTCGGGCGAAAACGGATTCTTCCATCGAGGATATGCCACGATTTACGCGGACACCGAAAACAGTTTCCGCGCCATCCAAGACGGCATTGCTGGCGAGTGCGAATATATCGACGCGCAAGACTTCGTTCTATATCACGACCACCCGGCCTTTAATCCCTCGGTGCCGTGGGACAAAACCTATGAGTGGGAAAATTCCCCGGAAAATTACAAATCCGGCGCGGAATTATTCGCCAAACGCAACCCGCAAGCCGGGCCGAACTGTTTGGACCGGCACGTCAAAAAACATCCAATCATGGACGACGCAGGCAAGATCCAGCTTTACGCCATCACTGAGCCGCTGATGCCGGAACCTGAACGTGAGGAGGCATTCGTATGAGCATGCAATCGCTCATGGGCGCGGACCTTGCGCAACTGTTCGCTCGTGACATGCCTGCGGAATGTCAGATCGGGGCGCAGATTTTTCTGGTGCTCGCCGACGACCTTCTCACCGGAGAGATCGAAAACTACGGCGGTCCCGAGGATGTCGAGATGCAACGAATTCATTTCCTAGCGTCGGAGAAGCCATCCATCGAAAACGGATCCAAACTTGCACTTCGCCAGAAAGCCGCCGATGGAAAAGCGCCCGGGCCGTGGAGGTCAAAAATCGTCATTTCGTCCATCGCCTCCGAGGATGGAAACGAACTGATCGCAACTGTTCGAGGAGATTAAACCCCATGATTCTACGCACCACAGAAAAAGCCATTCAAGGGCTATTGCAAGCCGTCATGGACGACATAGCTGGAGTTCCTGGCGCAATCCCGGTGCTCCTGTCAGACGAGGCGGAAAACAAGCCGCAGATGCCATACATCGTTGTGAACTGCTCGGACGAGGAAGAAGAGATCACGCCGAACAGCGGAATTTTCAGAGTCGATGGCGAATTGATTTTTCGGAGTCATACCAAGGAAACATCGCCGGAAGATCGGCAAGTGATCTTGGATGCGATCAATAATTTCGCCTACGACGCAACAGCTGCAAAGCTCTCGGGAGTGGACAATTTCCACTGCCATGGCTGGCACCCAACCAGCGGGACGATGACGCCAGAAAACGAAACAAAGTCAGTTCTCTACTCCATGAAATACTTCGTTCACTGCATGGCATTGAACAACTAACAACACCGAACCAACCATACAAAATCATGCCTGTTATCACTATTGGAACCACCGGCGTTACCTGGGGCCTTACCGCCGAAACGGGATTGCTCGTCCAGACTACGTCCGAAAAAGTCAACCGGGAAAAAAATGAAGTCCGCGATTCCCAAGGCGATTTTGCCCTTGTCGCGTATTTCAATCCATTGCGAAAAATGAGCGTTTCCGGCGTGATCGTCGGGAGCACTGGCATTGCCGCCGCCGCCCCCGGAGTCGCGCTAACGATTGCAAACATCGGCACGACGAACGGCATTACCACCGGAGGCGTCTACACCGACGACATCGACATCACCGGCGGCAACACCGCATTCAAAATGATTAGCGTTAACGCAACGCAATACAAGTTCGCTTAACTGACTTGAAATTATGAGATCAATCTTTGTTACTGACATTGCGCTCGCGTCCATTCTGGATTCGTTCGGAGTTCCAAAACGCCAGACCGACCCCATCACACGGGAGATCCGGGAGCGCGATGGCAGGACCGTCGAGTCCGGGAAATGGTGGTTTGACGTTTCGACTGACGACGCCAACGAGAAAGCGAAATGGATTATTGAAGCGTATTCCAAGGCGCGCAACTGGGAGGAATACACGCTGGACCTCGAGCATCCGCTTTTCTGGATGAAAGGCGTTCTCGAGAACCGCGTTGCCAACCTTCATCTTTACCACCACGGAGCAACGCCAATGAAGGTCATCGAAAAGGGCGACCGCACCGTTTACATCGGGCCGCGACTTTCGCAGGCCGACAGAGATTTACTGAAAGCGAAATTATGAACAACGACACACTACACAAGACATGGGAATTTAAAGGCATCGAGATCAAGCCCCTCAGCTACGGCAGGCGGGCCAACATCCGATCGATCGCCATGATCTACCCGCCCGGGCCTACGATGTTCGCCGCCGCTATCTACGGCGCAACCTGCGACATCAAAGACCTTAACAAGGGCCTGCGCGATCCAGATTGGTTTACTGAAAAGGTCACCGCATGGATGGATGCGATCAAGCTCACGCAGGACGATGACGAGCAACTCGGCACCGTCTTTAAAGAGATCATGGAGCACTCCGAGGCCAATAGGGCATCACCCATTTCTGACCCGTCGCTAATGCCTGACCCGCTGGGAAACGACTAGAGCCGCCAGACGAAGCGGCATACATCGCACTGATCGCAAGATACACAGGATGGACCGAGCAATTCATACTTTGGGAACTACCGATGGCGCGGGGCAATGCCTATTGCCATGCGTTCATGCGTATGCAAAACATCTCGACCGAATCACCGCCAGACAACACCGAACTCTTCAAACAAATTGATGCGCTTTGATATGTCAGGAATGAGCCAGGCGTTTGACAAGATGGGCGAGAACGCATCGAAACAAGGCAAGACCTTGGCCGAGGTGCTCGCCGCTGGCTTCCTGAAGGACATCAAGGAGCAGGCGCAGATGGTCGCGCCAACACCGCAGGAGATAACCACGACCGCAAGGCAACTTGGCTGGAGGATTAAGCGCAAACCCGGAATGACACCTGCGAAAGAACTTGCTCGCCGGATCCGCGCCATTGGCACCTTTGCCCGTGGCTGGAAAATCTTGCGAACGGAGAGCAAGAATCTGAAGGTCATCATCTATCTGATCGACACCGCGTCGCAATCCGGCAAGGTTGATTCGGAAAAGAAGGTTTCCGAAAAGGCCGCGAAAATCACCGGCACGAAATTCAAAACCAAACTCGGCGCAATGGCCGATAGAATCATGAGGGCATTTTAAACATGGCGACCAAGGCAACTGGCTATCTGGAACTCGACATCAAGGGTTTTGACTCGGCGATCAAAACGGCGAAGAATCTAATGGTTGGATTTGCCGCCGCATTCGGCGCGTTCAAACTCGGCAGCTTTTTAGCGGATGGCGTAAAAGACGCTATCAATTTCGGCAAGGAGATGCAGAGCGCTGGCCGCGCAATGGGAGGATTTGACCCCGGCAAGCTATTGCTGGCGCAGAAGGCGCTGGAGAAGGTCGGCATGGGAGCGGAGGAGGCACGCGGCCACATTGGCGACTTCATCAAAGAGGGCCGGAACATTTCCGAAATCTTTGGTGGAGCGGACAACTACGCAAAAGCGTTGCAATCTGCCGCTAAGGATTATGGGGCGCAAGCCGACGTTCTGACTCGATCCGGCAAAGCGTTGCAAACTGTCTTTAATACGATGGAGGCCATCAGCTCAAAGGTGCGCACGTTCTTCCTCGTGATGACCGAGCAATTTGTTGGGCCGTTGCAAGTGGCGCTGGACCTCCTAAACTCAATCAATCTGGCAGGCGTTGGAGCTGACTTTGGAAAAGCTATTGGAAACGCGGCAACCGTTCTTTTCGGCTTATTAAAAAATGGAGACGCAATAAATACTTTTGGCCTAGCGCTAAAAGTTGCGTTTCAAGAAGGCGTCAACTATCTTGTCGGAGCGCTCAATTATGCAGGAACCGTTTTAGGACCGCTTATCTTAGATGGATTTTCTGTCGCAATAGGATTTTTGAGCAAAGGTATCAAAATTATCTTATCCAAAGAAACACTTATTGATATGTTTCTTTCAGCTGCTGCTGCGTTCTCCGCAAGTATACTAAATGGATTAAATGGTATTTTCAAAGGGATAATTGCAGGAGCGGTTTTTGCTTTACAGACCGCATTTGAAAACATACCAGGACTTGATATTTTTTTAAAAGGCGAACACATGACTTTTAAATATCTTTACGAGGGATCGCCTGATATAATTCCTAAAACATTTATCGATTCAATTTCCAACGCATCTAAAGAATTAAACAAAGGAATCGGAGAAAGATTGGCAGATGGCGTTTTTGCGGAAAACAAAGACAAGAAATTTCAAAAGGGAAATGTTTTTGATACTGATGAAGACACAAAAAGGCTAAAAGAATTGTTTGAGGAAGCAAAGAAAACAGGAGAAGGACTAAACAAAAACGCTCAAACAAATAACAAAAACGCAGCACCTGAAGGAGTTCTCACCAACTTCACAGGTTCATCCTCAAGAGTTATTGCTGACAGCCTTGCGAAGATTGGCGGCGGCGGTAATTTCCTGCGCGTCGGCATGTCGCTGCAAGAGCAGCAAGCTCTGCAAAATTTGTTAGCAAACAAGCAAACGGCAGAATCAACAACCGCACTGCTTACCGTGGTAAAAGAAACCAAAGCCAAACCAGTTCTAATTGGACAATAATATGGACGCAAGCATCAGAATCGGAAATTTGACCGGGGCAATCTACCAAGCCGCTCGACCAGTCCGCATGAGTCCAGACGGAAGCGGAGACGCCACGTTGACCTACAAATGCGCCTCGGAGTCATCGGTTATAACTTTGCCAGCGTATCTCACGCCGCATCCGTTCATTCCGCAGTTGCTTTGCTATGAGGCATCATTAGACCGTGAGAACGGCGGCGTCTATGTCATCATCGCGACATTCAAAGGAGTTCTTGCGCCAAACCCCGGAGCGCTTGCGCAATATGATTTTTCGCGCACCACATCGGAAGCACCTATTGAAACGCATCCGCTTTTTTCTTTTCCATTCGACAATCCGCCGATCACTCCGCAAGACATCGCTCTGATCGAAAAGACCTTGGCGAATAGTCATCCTCAGTTGCCAGTAGTTGGCGGAAAACAACCATCCGATATCGCCAAACTTCTCTTTGCAAAAAAACGCCGGGGAATCGATTCGTATCTAAAAATCGGATCGGTCTTCAAGAAGACGTATATCAGTGAAACGATTCCGACCACGGCGCTCATGTCGAAGGTCGGGCAAATCGTAAGCGCTCCCAGCCCTGCGCCTAACCCACCATCAGGTCAGGACTATCTTCTGTCAGGAGTCTCATGGAATAAGCAAGCCGGAGTGGTCCGCATCACCGAGGAATACATGCTGTCGGGAATCGGCGGATGGGATCCTGACCTTTACGACGCCGACGGAAAAGCATCCGTTGATGGCCTAACGACAGGCGGATTGGATACCGGCGGATTGACCGGCGTGAACTTCGGACCCCTAGTATAATGAAGCTGCCCAAATTTGAATCGTTCCAGCCAGTCGAGACGCAGCTTGCCGCGTCACGCATGAATCAGATTTGCACCGAGATCGCGGCGAATGAAGTGAAACAGGGTTTCGGAATCCGGGTCACTCGCAATCCCGGCGGCACGACAGTTGCGCTCAAATCGAGGCGCGATCCCGTCCCGCAGCCGCCGCCGTTTTTCCCCTACCTGCAAATTAACGGAACCGCCGCTAATCCAACCTACCAAGTAAGCGTTGAGCGCGGGACCGTCATCGGCCTTGTCCCGTCGCCTGGAGCAAGCCCGGAAAATCGGGACTATTGGGAAATCGCAAACATGATCGATGCCGACGGAATCCCAACGCTGTTCGACATCACAGTCGGCCAGGCGCTCTATTGCGTCGTGTCGATGACGACCACTGGGGCCATCGCATCGGCCGCGCCACCGTTCCTTGGCGTCTATGCTGAGGGAGCACCTCCGAGCGGCACCTTCGGCTCGCAGGACACCGTTTATTCGTTCAAGCTCTGCACGCTGGAGTCCGCGACTGTCGGAGGATTCGAGACGGTCCAGCTCATGCGCTACTGGGCCGGGAATAACATCGACCTTTGCGGGAGGAATCTGGACCATCGCATTTTTAAGGTGCATATTGTGGAAGGTATATTTTATGAAGCCGGAAGCGACTATCTGTGCTATCGTTTCGGGGATTACATCGGGAAATTTTCCAGCACCGCAACCCGCCCGCCCCACATCGGAACGCTCGACACCATAAGCTCGACTTATATCACAAACTTCACATGATGAAAACCACGCTTAGAGCATGCTTGCACGGACTGGGGAGCAAACTGATCTTCATGTCGCGCTCCCTCGTGCTCGATGACGGCCCGGCGATTGACTGGGCAGTCGGGCCGGAATGCCCCTACGGACATCGGGAGGTTTTCCCGGATGGCGTGCCGGGAATGACGATCACGGATTCGCCCGTTAGCAACCGCATCGGCTACCTGTGGAAACCGCCCGTTGACGAGTCGAAACTTGGAGACGCCTATCGGAAATTATTTGCCGCAATGAATTTGCCGGACCCTATGCAATGTGAGCTTGGCGTCATGTTTCGGGGTCACTTTTGGGACGGACAAACTCTGGATGAATTCGCCCCTGCCATAGCGCAGGCCGTCAACGAGACGACAGGGCCAATTGCCACCGTCTGCGACTCCCAGCGTGCCTCGGTCATCGAGTCCATCGGCACGCGCGCCATCGCGCAGGAATCCGCCGAGATGGCCCACGACACCGACCGGCATGTTTCCAGCGTCAGGGATTACCTGGCGGAGTGGTGGCGCTTGCTGAATTGCCGCCGGATCGTCACCAACTGCCCAAAATCCTCGATCATTCACGCTCACAAATTTCTTAACCCACCATCACCATGCTCTATTACGACCTGAACATCGAAAGCTGGGTGCGGAAGCCCGGATCCACATCTCCCCCGCAAATGACCCCGGTTCTTACCATCGGCGGATTCTTTGAAACTGCCGTTCAATTCTGCCGAGGGGCCGACGTTGAATCGACCGGCGCATCGTCATTTTTCGCCGGGATCAAGATCTATGGCGACTATTCCGGCAGCTATGTGGACACCGACAACGCACCGACAACCGGCGGCGACGGTTCCACCGTGTTTTCTATGGACTTGACGACCTCGGATGCAAAAGCCTATTTTACCGCGAACCCAACAGCCGACACCGTGAACGCTGCGTTCCAGATCGCTTACACCGTCGATACCATCGAGCGCCGCACCACCCCTCTGCCGATCGTCCTTCAAAACGACTACCTTCAAAACCAATGACCGCCGAACCGCAAGGAACTTTTAATTTCCCGGACCAAGTAAGGGGCGCGACATTGCCTGCGCGCTCGTTCCTCTTTTATGCTGGCCAGACTCCACCGGCCAATTTGACAGCCGTGGTCTTGCGATTTTACAAGGACGGGGCTGTCACACTCACGCCGACGATGACGATCACCAGCGCGTCAACTTTCGCGTTTAACATGAATTTGGTCGCTGGCGCATCGATGACGCTGGAAGAGGGAGTTCATGATTTCGACATCAAAACCACCGACGCGGCAGGAACAATCGAGTTCTTTGTTCGTGGAACCATTAACATCCTTCCAAGCGCACCATGAGCACGCTCGTCAAAATCACAGTTAACCAAACCACCGATCTTGTTTCTGTTAAAGTTTTTCAAGCGGAGAACGGCGCAACTGGCGCAACCGGCGCAACCGGAGACCAAGGCGACCGCGCTGGACTAAAATACACTTTCAGCAGCAACACAAATCCCGGTGCGCCAAGTCCAGGATATCTAAAATTTAATAGCGCAACTTTAAGCGCCGTCACCCAAATTGCCATTCGTGACACGGATTTCGACGGCACCGATACCACCGCATTGCTGGCTTTGATTGACGACTCGACCTCGACGACAAAAGCCCGTGTTCTCATCCGTAGCAACTCAAACTCTGACGCCAGCAATTTCAACTTTCTGGTCACCAGCGTCACCGATGAGGGAAACCATTTCCACATAAATGGCACCTACGTTTCAGGCTCTGCATTTACAAACAACGAGGTTGTTACTTTTGATTTTTACATGACCGGCGACTTGGGAGCAACTGGCCCAGCGCCATCCGGCACCGGATTTGTGAAGGTTGTCTCTGGAGTATTGCAAACTCCATCCGCCAGCATCGCGCAGTCTGTTGTGACAAACCTCACTAGTGACCTCGCGCTGAAAACTAACGCTCAAACTCCGGTGCTCGCCTCAGCAGCAAGTGGAGCTTACTTAGGTATAACATCAAGTGACCCTCTTAGCGGAGTCCACCTTATTGAAGATAACTTCGCCTCAGTCACAAGTCAATTTGTTTACCGACCACTTGGAGTGACTGAAGTTATCTATGACACTGGATACAATATCGGTTCCATCTTTTTCTGGTTTGCTGGACTTCCAGACTGCAATATAATAACGATAAATAATGGAACAGGTTGGAACACGTTAAATCTTTTTGACGCGGAGAACATAACTTATTTAGATTTTAACGGTTCCGGTTTTGTAGGGGCATTTTCTGTGCCCTCAGGATTGTCGAGTTTATACAGCCTTAATTTTGAGAATAACGGAGATCTAGCTGGACTGAACTTTACTGCTGGAGCACATCCCGAGTTATCTATACTTTCCTTATCCGGTTGCGGCGGATTCAACACTGTGGCTGTAGATGCTACACTTTCCAGCTTAGAGTTAGCCAATACCAGCACGATGGTTGGTGCAACGTATACAGGAATGGGTCAAGGTACTACAATGACCTACACTGATTACCTTTCCACTAACGTCAATGTAAGGTTCACTCGCACTACCGCTAATCTTGCACAGTTAGTGGTGCAACCAACCCTTACGTTGTCATACCTTTCGCCAACTGATGGACCTGTTGGACTAACGGTAGCGGGGAACACTTCCACTGGAGCAATCACAGCAAAGACTGTCACTCCTTTTGCAATTGCTGCATCTGCTATTTCTTGGTCTGTGTATGCGTATCAAACGAAAACTCTTTCACTAGCATCCTACACGTTCACACAAAGTGGTGCTGCGAACGGCAGAAGTTTGAAACTTTACCTCACTCAAACCTACGTTGGAGCGTTGTCCGTGACTTGGTTCCCAACTATTACTTGGTCTGGTGGAATCCAACCAACGTATACCAATGGGACGACCACCATTGTAACTCTTGTGGCTACTGGAACTAACACCTTTACCGGTTCGTTTACTACGGCTGGAACAGTGATTGCAGCAACTACCGGAATCGAACTGATTACTGCAATCAATGCCAACACCAACGCTTCAACACTGGTTACTGCTTCCAGTGCAGGCACCAACACTGGAGCGGTAGGTCAACTATCTCTTACTAACCTAGGAAGCATTACAATCTCCAAGCTCGTCGCTCGGGGATGGACAATTAACCTATAAGACTCATAACAAAATCATGAAGCTACTTGCACTACGCGCTACTAAGAACTCTGCCACTCATACAAAAGATGGTGACTTTTTCCGGATTGTTAATACAGAAACAACCACTGTTTTCACCGAAACCCTGCCGACCGAGGCAGAATCCGTGGAAGCGTTTTCAAACGAGTTAGGTCTTACTCCTTACACTCCTGTCCCGCGTGAAGTTCAGCCTAGACCTGTGCCACTGGTCATAGCTAACTGGAGAGCGAAAGCAGTGCTGTCCATTGCAGGGATCCTTCCTGCTGTAGAAACAGCCCTCGATGCACTCACCGAACCCGCTAGAACTGTGGCACTCGCAGCTTGGAATGGTAGTGCTCAGGTTCATCGTAACGGTCCTACTGTTACTGCCGCGATTGCCGCTCTTGGTCTAACTGATAAAGCAGTCGATGACTTGTTCATTGCTGCTGCTGCTTTGAAAGTCTGATTAATGTACTAACAACAACCACTCAATCAAAATGTTCATCCCATTCGAACCAATCCTCGGATTCACCTGCGCGACGGTTTCAACCTTCGCTCTGTGGCTTGCTCAATCCGAAATGGCTATACCCGAACCAGCAAAGGGCTGGATCGAAACTGGCGGAACCGTCGGCCTGATCGGCGGCCTGTCATTTGGATGTGCCACGCTCTGGAAAGCCAATCAGGCGCAAAAGAAGGAGATGGCCGAGCTTAACAAGGAAATCCGCTCCGACTGGAAAACGCAAAACGACCGTTTGATTGCCACGCTTGAGAAATTGGACTCTAAACACTAACACAAAAACAGCATGAACAAAATTGCCATTCTTTGCCTAGCCATCGCCCTCAACAGTTGCGGGACTCCGATGGACATCCGAACCTCTAACGAATACGGGACTTACACCTACTCGTCGAAACGCGGACTTTCTGTCGAGGTGATTCACTCGTTCAAATGACGCCCGCAACCCCGGATCGGGCCGCTGACAGATGAAACCGAAAATCGCAATTTGCGTTGGGCATTCGCGCATCGTCAACGGCCATGCCGAGGGCGGCGCGGTATCGGTCGGCAACGTCTCCGAGTGGACCTATAACCGCGATCTAGCGAATCTGATTTCAGCTTCGCTCGATGACCTCGGCGTCGATTCCATCATCGTCTCTGAATACGCGGGCGAGGGCTACGGGGCCGCGCAACGCTGGCTCGCTGGATGCCTGCGCACGATGGGAGCGACGGTGGCAATTGAGCTTCATTTCAACAGCGCAGACGATCCAGCCGCGAACGGTCACGAGTGGCTCCACTGGCATTCGTCGGCTAACGGGAAACGCCTGGCGGAAGCGCTCAACCGGGAAATGAGTGCCGGCGTCCCAGACCTTCGCGCCCGAGGGCTGAAACCGAAGGCCGCAGGCGACCGGGGCGCGGAGTTCCTGCGGCTGACGCACTGCCCTGCCGTCATCGTCGAGACGGGATTCGGGTCATCGCCGCATGACTGGAAAATCCTCGTGCAGCAAAAACCCAGCATTGCCCACGCCATCGCTGGCGGAATCGCGGATTTCCTGCGCTGAATCCCGCTTTTCCCAGCCGGTTCCCTATCAGAACCGGCTTTTTTGTGCCCAATTCCCTAATTTATTCGCCCGATTGCCTTACTCCCACAAGGGTTTGCGGAAAATCGTCATTCCCGCATGATTTAATCGTTGACGCAATCAAGTTCGTGAAGTAGGTTCTTTTCAGTTGCACGACGCAACGCCAGCCCCAACCACCAACCACCACCAAATGAAATACACATTCACAATCAGTCCAGCCAACCAAGCAGCATTCACCCGCGTCAGTGATGACCGCAACTTTGAAGAAGCGCTCCTCACCGCAAAAATGTTCCAAGAGAGCTTCCCCGGAGCGCGGATCGAAATCAATCGGCGGAAGTTCTGAAAATAACCAACCCCGCCGGTTCCACCCCGGCAAAACAACCCCAACCGAAAACCACACCATGACCGCAACAACATCCACATCCGCCCAACAATACGTTGATCACTGCCTTGCAAAACGCGACGAGGCCCGAGACAAGGCAATTTACTCAGCAGTTCACGGTGACCCGATTCAAGCAGCAAAAGACCTGTCATCGTTTCACGCCGCATGGGCATTGCACGCTCAAGCTGTTGGCAATCTCGCCTAACCCACCCGCCGGTTCCACCCCGGCTAACTCAACCCCAACCAAAAACAATACCATGACAACCACCGAAACACCCGCCCAGACCCTCGCCCGCCTTCCCATCGCCAGAACGGCACCAGCGCGAGCCGCGTTCGCCCGCTGCATTGCCTCAGCGGAGGGCGCCGCCACACGCGGCTGGACCATCCGCAAGGGCAGCGTTGCCCCCAGCGCCCGCAGGTCAACCGTCTACATCTACGCAACCCCGACCGGCGGAGACGAGCGCAGGATCTGGGAGGAGGAAACCCGCTTCGGCGGCTACAATGCCCCGCTCACCGGACCTAGACTCGCCGCCCTGGAGTCAGCCCTGAATACTCTCGCCTAACAAACCCGCCGGTTCCACCCCGGCAACGCCAACCCCAATCGAACAAACCAAATGAAAGCCATTATCGCCAGCTACATCGCCGCAGGATACACGGAGGAATATATCCTCCTGCAACAGGAGAAGGCCCTGGCCCATCTTCGCAATGGGACTCGCCCTGACGGCGAGGCATCCGACATGGAGTGCGATTTTTACTGTAACTCCAGCTTTGAAAAAACAACACCATGAAAATCACTAACTACCAACTAACCATGAATCCCTATCACAACTTTACCTTGAAACCGTGGAAAGTCGTCTGGCAAACCGACCTCGCCTGCGCCAAGGAATTCTTCGCGACCGAAGACGAGGCCCGTGCCGCCATCAACGGGGCAAAAGCCCCGTTTCAACCCTCGCCCGTCCTCTGGCCCACCGACGACAAAGACCGCGCCATCCAATGCCTAGATCACCTACGCGATTTCATCGGCTCCGTCCTTACCCTCGCGATGGAGGATCAGGAACACTCCCTCTACTACAACCTGGGAGAAATGGACTACGGCACCGTCGATGTCGTTGAAGAACTCATCGACGAGATCGAATCCGTCATCCTGCCGTATTTCGAGGACAACGATCCCATCTCCATGGGCTGGGTCAACGGTAGAACCGGACGACCATGATCGCATCCATCTACCACTACGCCACGCTGCCACTCGCCGACGTGGAGCCTTGTTTCCGCGTGCCCGTTCCACCCGACAGCTTTCTAAGCCAAGACGGCACTTCCGGCGAACTCTCCCTCCTTCTCAAATCCGGATACCGATGGATTCGCACGGATGGCGAATTCTGCATCTTTGAAAAAACTCTCCGCGAGGGAATCCCCGCCAACAAAACAACACCATGAAAATCACTAACTACCACAACGAAGAAGTCACATTCACCACCGGCCAAACCGTAACCTACGTTACGGACGACGGAACGATGATCGCCGCAACAATCGCCGGATTCTCGGAGGGATTCATCGACCTCTCATTTTCCGACGGAGACACGGGTAGCGAACTTCCGTCCGCCTGCTTCTAACCAACCCCGCCGGTTCCACCCCGGCAAAACAACCCCAACCGAAAACCACACCATGAAATACCAAGCAGAATTAAACGACAGCGGAAAATCCGAATGCTTCGACACCGAGGACGATGCACTGGCTTACATCGCAGAGAACTTCCAGACCGAATGGGAAAATATCGGAACGTGGGAAGATGAGGACGGGCGAACACTGGTCTTTATGACCCAGGATGCCGCCGACGCCGCCGCCAACAATTCCGATGTGATCGCCACCATTACCGCCCTCGCATGAAACCAAAACCAACCCACGGCGGGAAATGCCTTGGCGTCTTTGTAACTCCAATGCCAGCAAAAGAGGCCGAACCATGGATATTGATACGGCACTACGCAAAGCGCAAATGTCCAATTTCCTACGCGTTTGGCGCTTATAGAAATGGAGAGCTTTTGGGCGTCGTTACATTTGGCACGCCCGCAAGCTCGCCGCTTAGGGAAGGCGTAGCTGGGAGGGAATGGGCGGAATCCGTTCTGGAGCTGAATAGGCTGTGTTGCATAAGCGAAAAGAACATGGCAAGCCTGCTGGTCGGAGCCGCGCTGCGGATGCTGCCAAAACCGTCTCTGGTCGTGAGCTACGCGGACACGTCACAAGGACACGTCGGCTACATCTACCAAGCCACGAACTTCGTTTACACCGGACTGAGCGCAAAGCGCACGGACTGGAAAATAAAAGGCCGAGAACATCTTCACGGCGCAACAATAGCAGACGAAAGCAGAGGGAAAGCTAACCGCGCCGAATGGATGCGCGAGAAATACGGGGATGATTTCTACCTCGAAGATAGACCAAGGAAACACCGATACGTCTATTTTTGCGGCAACAAGCGGCAACGTGCCGACATGCGCGCCGCGCTCCGCTACCCGCAAGAGCAATACCCAAAAGGGGAAAGCCTGCGATACGACGCAACCGGAGAGATCAAAACCCAAAGCACCTTTATTCTTGCTTGAAAAAATAGTTTGCAAAATCAAAACCATCATTTAGAATACTCCCGCAATGAAACTCCCGATGCCAAAAGGCAAAATTACCATCCGCCATCGTCAGATGCGCAACGTCTTCCAGTGCTTCGCTGGAAGGAACTACATCACCGGCGCTTCTGGCGACGATGCCGATGACGCCGCCCAAGAACTCGCCAATCAATACGACGTGCCGAAAGGCTCGATAGCAACCGTCCACGGCTACAAAGAGCCAATCCAAATCACAATCCCAATCAACGAAGAACAATGAAACCGAAACCATCCACCCACGGCGGAAAACGTGCCAACGCAGGCCGGAAAGCCACTGGCACAACCACCGTAAGCCGCTCAGTCTCGATGCCGGTCAGAACATGGGCCGCGCTCGATGCAGCCCGAGAAGGGCAACCGCGAGGCGTTTTTATTGCAGAAAGGCTTGGTTTTCAACGACTTAAAAAATAATCATTTTCACATGATTTAATCGTTGACGCAATCAAGTTTTTAACGTAAATTTTGCGCATGTCCAACACCAACCGCACCGCCGCCCAACAAGAACTCGCCAACCTGAACCGCGAAATCGCCAACCTCATCAAATACGCGCTCCTTCCAGAAAGCTTCGGAGGCAACGTCAACGCCATCAACGCCCGCAGAATGGAGCTTATCGCTTCGCTGAACTGAGAATCCAAAACGGCGGGGAGAAATCCCCGCCTTTCCAACATGAAGCAAATTTCGCTCAAGCAGGCCGAGCAATTGGCGACAGAAAACAAGATCCGCCTGATCCACTCAATCTAATAACCCGCCGGGGAGTTCGATCCTCCCCGGAAAACCAAACATCACCAATCAAAAAAAATATGAAAATGACAAAAAAAGAGCTGACCGACCGGGCGAAAAACCTTGGTTATTCGATCAATATTCAGGACGGCGAAATCGAAGCCTACCCCAAAGGAATGCGCGGCGACGCATCCATTTTTGAGAGCGACGACGCCGACGGTAGCGGGCGGATTTCGATTATCGCGACGATCAAAGCAGACCGCACTTCGTGCTTCGCCGCCAAGGTGGAAGGTCAACCGATCAAAGAGGACTCCAAGGCCGCGCTCATCGAATGGCACGCCTACCACGGTGCCGAGTGGCTCGACAAGCTACAAATGGCATGGATGTATGGCCGTTATGACGGATTCTCTACATCAAATGTGAGCAGTTCGCTCCAGCAACTTAGAAACACTAACGGTCACAGCATCATCGCCGCCATCACCGCCTGAACCCACCCCGGCGGGTTCCATCCCCGCCACCACCACCACCACTATGAAAACCACTGAAGAAATCACCACCGCAATCAAAGCCATCAAACCGCGAGGAGCTTGGGCTCGAGCCCGCCAGACTTACGCTCTGGAATTACTCGCAGACGTGGAAGGGGATTTTTCCCATAAAAAACTCTTGAACGGCGCGGAGAACTGGCAGGCTTTCAGCGAGGGAGGTTGCGCCTTAATTTACGATAAGGACATCGCCGAGCGGGTTTGCTGCCCGTCACAATTAATCATTCGCCGCCACGGCAGGATTGACCCAAACCCCGTGGAGAACTGGATTCAATGTCAAACGCGGTGCTTGAAGCAAGCTGCTGCTCTGATCGCACGCCACGCCTGACCAACCCGCCGGGGTCCAATCCCCCGGCGCGGAAGGCCCGCCAGCCACCCTCCGAAACTATTTTCCCCAAACCGTAAATTTTCCTTTTCACCCTCAAATTTTCCGCTATGAGTTTCCCCATGTCCAAACCAGCACATCAAATCCGAGCCGCCAGAGACGCGGCAGGAATCACCCAGTCTCAGGCGTCCGCCGCGTCCGGCTACAGCGTCAGCGCCATCCAGAAGTTCGAGGCCGGTCGCAGGACGCCACCGGCTCGCGCCATCCAACCGCTCATTGCAGCTATCGCCAACGCCCGTCCATGAAATCAATCATCGAACGCCGGATCCACCGGCTCAACGCCGAGTTCGCCGTTGCCCGCCAGCGCGGCCTTGGATCCGCTCCTTTTATCCGTCGCGCCAAATCATTGACCGCCATCTGGCTCACGCTATGAAACCCATCCTTGCCTTCGCCATCATCGCCTTCGCCGTATGGGCGGAGAACTACTGCGGTTTTGATATCGAGCAAATCCTCAAATTAACCATCCCATGACCCCACAAAACCGCCGCCACGCCGCCATCGAATATGGCAGGCACGAAGCCCTACACTCCCGCCTGGCCGACTGGGACAGCCCCAGCCCGAGAACCAAAATCGGGATCTGGCTGGCCCTATCCGCCGCCCTCTGGGTCCCGATCATCGCCGCCATCATCATCCTAACCCAATGAGCATCTTCGACGACATCCCGCTCGAGATCGGGACCACTTGGGAATATCCGGGAACACTGATGGAAATCATCGGCTGGGACGCCGCCGCCCAGCGTTACCTCGTCCGCAGGACCTGCGGGGCGAACATCGAGGAGTTTTGGCGCTCGAGGGAAAAAATCGAGGAGCTTCATGGAAACTCTCTGATGAGCGGTCTGGAGATCACCGAAATCAAATCCGCCTCGCCTGCCAACACCCGGTTTTTCCGCCGGAAAGAAAAGAACGCCGACGACCAATAAACCGATGACCATCACCCCCACATTCCATTTTGTCTGCCGGCACTGCGGCACCTTCCATTCGATCCCGGGCGAGCGGTCAAAGCTCGCGGACGACGCCGAGGCTAACGGCCAATGGCTGGCAGACGCGCAGGAGGCCGCTCTATGGGCCGCTGAGTGTCTCGATGACACCTGCCGGAGCTGCATGCCAATTTACCACCGGCAATTCGCGCAGGAAGCTGACAGGCAGGCCGGGGAGGACATGAAGTGACGCCGGCCGAAGTGATCGCCAGCTATAGCGACACCGCGCTGCACGGCATCGCCAACACCAGGCGCGCCGACAACCGCTGGGACCAACAATTTTAGACGACCGGCAGCGGCTCGCACGGGACGAAATCCGCCGGAGAATTTTGAGAGAAGAGACAGAAACCAACACCAAGAAACCATGAGTATCATCCAGAAAAACGACATCAAAAGTCTGATAAATTCAGACGCCATGCGCGAGCAATTCGCCCGTGCCCTTCCGAAACACCTATCGCCGGAACGGTTCGCCCGCATCGCAATCACCGCGTTGACGAGGACCCCGAAGCTAGCCGACTGCACGCCAGCCAGCGTCATGAAATGTCTCCTCGACCTGTCTGCCATGGGTCTGGAACCTGATGGCCGGCGAGCGCACCTGATTCCCTACGGCTCCGAGGCAACGCTCATCATCGACTACAAGGGCCTAGTCGAACTCATCCGCCGATCCGGCGATGTCGTTAGCGTTCGCGCCGAAACCGTCTGCGAAAAGGACCTCTTCCAATGGACGGACGGAATCGTTAGCCACTCGGTCAACTGGCGGGAAGACCGGGGCAAAATTCAAGCGGTGTATGCCGAGGCCGTGATGAAATCCGGCGAGAAACAGACTGCGGTTATGACCTGCGCCGAGGTCGATGCAATCCGCCTGAAATCAAGGGCCGGGAAGAGCGGGCCGTGGGTTGACCACTGGGGCGAGATGGCAAAGAAAACCGCGGTGCGGCGCCTGTCAAAAATGCTGCCGCTGTCATCGGAAATCATGAGTCATGTTGAGCGCGACGACGACCAGTTCGCCGGGATGCGCGACGCCAACCCGCGCAAAAATCCGTTCGCCGCGCTTCCGATGACCGAGGATGCACCGCAGGCCGATCCGCCTGCGGTGACCGCCGAGACGCCAGCCGACGCGCAGGATGGAAAGGAAAGCGCACAGTGAATCTCTACCTAGACCATCAAATCGAAATCTCTGGAATCATCGAAAACCTCAAAGATTCCGAGCGGATCGAGTGGATTCGCCAGCTCGCCCAGTCCTGCGAAACGGAGGGAACCATCACCGTGATTCGTGAAATCGTCAACAACCCCAAATTGAACGACTAACCATGAGAATCATCGAACATGAGCAACGCTCGCCGGAATGGTTTGCCGCCCGGAAGGGGCTGTTCACCGCATCGAAGGTCGGCATGTTTTGCGCCGAGCCGTTCGCGATTTCCCTAACTGTGGCCGAGATCAAGGCACTACTCGATACCACCGGGGAGCCCTACAAATCGGCCGCAAAACGCGATGACCTACTGGCCATGCTGCCGAATGCGGAGCAATACATGGGCCTCGTCCCTGCCGCGCAAAACCTGATCGATACAACCCTCGGCGAGGCCGCTGATGGTGAGGACAGGCCGCCGGATTTGGGCAACTACTGGACGCGCAGGGGCACCGATATGGAACCGGAAGCAATCGCCGCGTATGAGCGCAAAACATGTCACACCGTCACCGCAGTCGGCCTTTGCATCCACGACAGCGGGCATTTTGGCGCGAGTCCCGACGGGCTGGTTTATAAGGATTTCAGCAGGCTCTGCGGCAACGTAATGGTGACGGATGTCATCGTTTCCCACGGGCTGGAGGTCAAATGCCCCGAGGGAAAAGTTCACCTGAAATACCTGCGGGCCGGCACGGTTCCAGATGAATATCTCTGCCAGGTGCATTGCCAACTCGCGGTGACCGGCTGCGCGTTCTGGGACTTCTTCAGCTACCACCCGAACCTGCCGCCGTTGTTGGTCAGGATCCAGCGCGACGAGTTCACCGAGCGACTCTCCGCGGGACTAATCGCGCTGGGCGAGGAGAAGCGCAGGCAGGAAAAGGCGCTGGCCGAGGCATGGCGGGCGGAATTTGAGGAAGGCAAACAATGAAACCAAAAAACAATATGAACGAACTAATTGAAAACATCAAAGCATGGGGAATTGCAAAGGGAATCACCGGCATCGATGGCAAGGGCACGCTGTTGAGTCAGCTTTCCAAGACGCAGGAAGAGCTAACTGAGACACGGGACGCCGCCGTGCTCGTCAACTTTCGGCAAGGATGCCGCTTCTCACAAAGAGAGGTGATGGACGGAATCGGAGATTGCACCGTCACACTTATCCTTGCCGCCGAGCTGGCCGGATTGGATTTTGAGCAATGCCTGCAATTCGCCTACGACGAAATCAAGAACCGCACCGGCGCGATGGTCGGCGGGCAGTTCGTCAAAGACTCTAACTCAACAAAACCATGAGAATTACAATCGAACCCACCAAGAATCAGGACCATCAAAAACCCGGTCACAAATACCCGAAAGTCGTCATGACGATGCCGGATGATGACCTCGATCTAGCTGAAGTTCTGGAATGCCTGGTCACCCCAGCGCTGAACGCCTTTGGATATCGGCTTATCGGAATCCTACATTCAGAAACGGAGTGGCCGGAATGATTCATTTCCACCTACCAATCGTGCCATCGAAAGTGACGAGCCAGACGAAGCGGCTTGTGATGGTCGGCGGCAAGCCAAGGTTCTTTGCCAAAAAAGACCACCAAAGCGCCGAGAATGACCTGCTTCTATTATGCTCCGCGCACGTCCCGTTTTATCCGATCATTGGGCCGGTGATCCTAACTGTGAAGTTCGTGTTTCCATGGAAAAAGAACGAGACAAAGCGGAACATGGGCATGGGGATTATACCGAACGGAGTGAGGCCGGATTGCGACAACCTCGTGAAGCTTGTCGGTGATGTTTTGACGAAGCTGCGATTTTACAAAGACGACGGCCAAGTCTTCGATCTGCGCGTCTCAAAATACTGGGGCGAGAAGGTCGGCATCACCGTTACGATTGAGGAAATGAACCCGGCGAGACCATGAACGACACACCGACATACGCAATGCTGGCCGATATGAGAGATCGAGCATTGTTCGCTGAAGGCGAACTAACCACCATAACCGCACAGCGGGACAGTCTGGCGGAGGCATGTCGTTTACTCATGGCAATAGTTGGACCACTAGAAAAGAATACATGGGCAACAGATAATCAAATTGATCGAGCATACAACGCTGGAAAACAAGCCCTCGCCACCAACCAACCAAAACCATGAGCGACACACCGACATACGCAATGCTGGCGGATATGAGAGATCGAGCATTGTTCGCTGAAGGCGAACTTTCCGCCATGACCGAGCAACGGGACAATTGCCAGCTTGAACTCCAAATAGTCATCGAGAGGCTAAAAGGTCGGCGGCACCCAGATGATAACGGAATGAGATACGAAGGGGAGGTCGACGTTAAATCCATCATCGCGCAGCGGGACAGGCTGGCAGTGGCTCTTGAGCGTATCTTGGAATACAAAGGCAGATTTGCTGAAGAAGATCCAGAGAGCATCGCGGTTGAAGCACTCCGATACCTAACCAACTTTCCCCAGACCCCCGCTAAGTAGCGAAGGGCCGCGCCACGCTAGTTCCGTCCAGACACTCTAACCGGGGTGGTTCGGGTTGGACTGGCGGGCAGGGAAATAACTGAAAGTAACAAAATTATGACAACAACACTCTGCTTCACATGCCACGAGGATATTCCCGTGGAAGCTAAACAATACGCCGCGACATTCGCGGGCATGCAACGATTCATCTGCCGCGACTGCGCCGAGGGAATCCACGACGGAAATCAGGTTTTTGCCAAGCTCGGCGTCGTCGGCGAATTTTTGGGAGCTTGCAAAGATAACGAAACATTATGACAACAAAGACAGCACCACTATTCAAATTTATCGTCGCCGCGTCAAACGCCAGCGGGATCGCGGAAGAATACATCCTTAAACCGTCGAAGGAATCGCGGTCGCAACGTGGCGAAAAGCTCTACTTTCTAGCGTGCCGCCTGCGATGGCTGGCCTGCATTTATGCCCACGAGAAAGGCATGACACGGGCAGAGATTACACAAGCCGGTAAGTTCCATTCTGCGACTGTTTATCAGGCCGGGGACAAACTCCGCGAGATGAAGGAAAACAAGCCGCTCTGCCGGATGCTGCGGGACATCATGGGCGAACTGGCCGCGATGGACGGGAGGAAACTATGAACCAACTATTACGCCGCGAGCGCCTGGAATCCGCACTGTTTACCCTGTCAGCATGGGCGCTGAACGAGGCCAAGCATGGGAGCGATGTGGACAGGCCGCTGGCGAAGCTGGAACGCTCGGTCGCGGAGATCCGGGGCAGCGTGGACCGGGCCGGGATGAGTGACGGGAGGAAGAAATGAATTGGCTCAATATCGAAGTCGCCACAATCCGCCGCCCCGAATACGTCGGATCAGACCCATGCCACCGAGCGACGTGGTGGAATCTCATGGCTTATTGCGCCGAGCAAGAGAACAGCGGGGTGATCGATGATTGCGGGGAATGGAAATGCCGCCGGTGGCAGCAGACCTGCGGCGTCACGAAGGACGAGGCCGAGGGTAAATGCGATCTGTGGACCTTTTCCGGCGGGATTTTAACGCTTTGGGGTTACCCGGTGGAAAAGGAAAACGAGGTCAAAAAAAATCGAGAAAAAGGAAAACTTGGAGGCAGTGCCAAAACCCAAGCCAAAACCCAAGCCGCGAGGGAAAACGGCGCGAAAGGCGGAAGACCTTCTGCGAAATTGCTTACTGCCGCAACAGATTCAGAAAATAACCCAAGCCAAAACCCAAGCCAAAATGAAAATAACCCAAGCCAAAACCCAACGGAAGAGAAGAGAAAGGAAAAGAAAGGAATAGAAAGGAAAAGAAGAAAAGAAAAGAGCGCGGGCGAGCCGCTTGTTATTTCTCGAAAAAGCGGATCGATCGATGATTTGAAGTCATTCTGCCGGGAAATCGACATGCCCGAGGCCGACGGTGAATCGATGTTTTACCACTGGACGGCCAACGGCTGGAAAAACGGATCTTGCCCGGTGCGCGACTGGCAGGCCGGAATCCGAAAGTGGAAATCGCAAGGCTGGCTCCCGAGCCAGAAAACCGCGCCGGGGCAAAAACCCGCGCACCGAAAAAACGAATACCCTCAGGAAATGCTCGAACTACCATGAACCCAAACGAACTTATTCAAAATCTCGATGCGCTCATCGCAGCCGCCCCGGATGAAATCCTGCCGACCGCGGAGCAAATCGCCGCCGCCGAAGAGCAACGCAGGATCAAATTGCGGGACGCTAGGGCGTGGCAAGCCCTCGGTTCGCGTACTGGGTGGCCCGAGAAGTATTTGGACGCGGTAAAAACCCCTCCGCATGGGCAAGAATGGCTTGTGGCGTTTGACATCGCCGCCGAAAAGGTCCGAAAAAAGGGAATTGTCGTCCTTTACGGCAAAAGAGGCGGCGGCAAAACCCGGATGGCGGCAGAGCTGGCAGTCGTCGTCGGCGGTTCGCAATATCGAACGGCGATGCGGTTCTTCCTTGAGGTCCGGGCGACCTTCCGCCGGGACGCGATGCGCTCCGAAATGGACGTTATTGACGAGCTGGCGATGGCGCCGCTACTCATCCTTGACGAGATCCAAGAGCGTGGCGAGACGGCTTTTGAGGACCGGCTTCTCACCCACGTCATCGATGCCCGCTACGCCGCGATGAAGCCCACGATTCTGATAGCCAACTTGGCCAAGTCGGATTTGGCCGAGAGCCTCGGGAAATCGATTGTGGACCGTGCCCGCGAAAATGGGAAATCCATCGAGTTCACTTGGGAGTCTTACCGCAAACAGCCATGAACCTAACCAACCCAACCGCCAAGCTGGCCGAGCGCGCATGCGCCATGACCGGCATTTCAAGGGAGCTTGTGTTTTCACCCGACAGAAGCGGGCGCGTGCCGTTGATCCGCTTTGCCGCTTGGCACATTGCCAGAAAAGCCGGATGGACATTGCACGATTTAGCCGCAGTATTTCGCAGAGATTACGGGTCAGTTATCCACGGATTGAAAGTCTCTGAGGATTTGCTGGAAACAGATCCGTGGTTCCAGCAGCTAGTCAGTCAGCTTTTGGAAAAACCAAAAGCCCGTAAATCAAAATCTAAGCCAAAAACAAAACAAACAACATGATCGCAATCAACATAGACGTTAAGAAAATCGACAAGTCCGCATTATTCATTGGCAAAAAAGGCACTTATCTAAACATGACCCTGATGGAAAACCGGGAAGGCGTGGACCAATACGGCAACGAGGGATTCATCGTCCAGGATATAGGGATGGCACGGCGGCAGGCTGGCGAGCGCGGGGCCATCCTCGGGAACTGGAAGACGGTTAAGCCAGCGCAGGCGCAGGTGCAGGCAAAGGTGCAGGCTACGCAGGCGCAGGCGGATGATGACCTTGACGATATTCCGTTTTGATTATGGCCACGCTCCCAAAATACTGCGACACGCCGGAGAAGGTGGAAGAGTGGAAAGCAAAGCAGGCAGCCTATTGGAAAGCTCGCAACCAAACCCCAGAACGCAAAGCCTACGCCAAAGCCTACCGGCAAACCCCACAAGCAAAAGTCGCCGAAAAAATTCGCCAGCAAAGTCTGGAATATAAAGCGTATCATAAAGAACGGAAGCAAAAATTAAATTACAAAATTCAAGCTCAAGCCGCCAACAAAGTTCGCAATCAAACTTTAGAACGCAAAGATTACCAAAAAGCTTATAAGCAAACCCCACAAGCGAAAGCTCGAATCAAAGCCTATCAGCAAACCCCGGAACGCAAAGCCATCCAAAAAGCCTATCAGCAAGCCCCACGAGCCAAAGTCGCCCGAAAAGCCTACAACCAAACCCCAGAACGCAAAGCCTACGCCAAAGCCTACCGGCAAACCCCACAAGCGAAAGTCTCAGCCAAAGCCTTGCAACAAAGCCCGAAATACAAAGCCACCGCAAAAGCCCGCTACCAAACCCTCTGCGCCGAACAATCTACCGCCGACGCATTCCGCATGATGCAAGCTGTGGCTGAAATAACCAAAGCCCTAACCAATCTCCCGAAAACCAACAACACTAAAAAGAAATGAAAAACGAAATCAAGACAATGACCATTAAAGAGCAAAATTCCAAAATCGTCGAACTGGCGCAGGCGATCAAAGACGGAGGCGATGCGATGCAACGCGCCGGAAATATCATGGTTGAACTCGTTGATGCTGATCCACACGTTTACGATTATATCACCAAACAATGTCCTTCGA